AAGCCGTACACCTATGACGGTAAGGCTGTAAGCGTTATCGACCTGTCGGGTGTAGAGGAGCTGACCAGCAAGGATGTGTCGGCGGCGGAGAACGAGGTGCTGAAAACCGGTATCTACTCGGCCAACATGAAGAACTTCTTCGTGTACTCCTGCGCACTGGCTTCCCGTGCCACCGGCAACCCCATCGAGTTTTTTACCAAGATGCCGCTGGTGGATGCGGTGAAGGTGCGCAGCACGGTGAACTCTGCATCTTTTTTCGAGTAAGCGGCGGGGCAAAAGCTCTCCGCAAGCTTGCCATTGCAGCATCCAGCGCTACGCACACCGGAATCGATTTTTTCATGCAGATGCCGATAGGTGACTTCCTTGACACCTGCAAGGACATTCAGGAGATGCAGGAACAATGGCGAAAAGCAATGCACTAGAACTCAGCATCCGCATTGCGGGCAAAGTAGACTCGTCTCTGACGAAAGCCATCAAGACAGCGCAGAGCCAGACGTCGGGCCTTGCCCGGGGCATGAGCGGATTTGCAAAAGTCTCTGCGGCTGCCATTGCTGGTGTGACAACGGCGACGGCGGGCATAATGGGGTATTGCGGCAAACAGGCCGCAGGCCTCGAAAAGGCGATGGCACAGACGCGCACACTGCTGACCGGCACAACGGAGCAGACCGCCGCCCGCACGGCAGAGCTGACGCAGGGCGTTATGAACATCAGCCGGATCACCGGCAGAGTATCGACGGAAATCGCCGCCGGCTCCTATCAGGTCATTTCGGCATTTCAGGATACCGCTGATACGGCAAAAATCCTTGAGACGTCAGTAAAGGCTTCGATTGCCGGACAGGCGGAGACGGTGGATACCGTCAATGCGCTGGCCGCAGTCACGAAGGCCTACGGCGATACCTCGGCTGACGCGGTCGCCCATGTGTCGGATTTGTCCTTTGAAACCATCCGACTCGGACAGACCACCATGCCAGAGCTGGCGAACGGTATCCAGAAAGCTTCTGGCTCTGCGGCAGCCTTGAAGGTTTCGCAGGAAGAGCTATATGCAGGCTTTGCGACATTGACCGGCGTTATCGGTAATACCGACACCGTGGGTACGGCGCTGAATACCCTCTACACCAAGATGCTGAAACCATCGACTGCGCTGGCGGGTGCAGTAAAGAAACTGGGCTATGAGTCGGCATATGCGATGGTGCGGACGGAAGGCATTGGCGGCGCTATTAAAAAGCTGGGTGAGTATACTGGCGGCGACGCGACGAGGTTTGCGGCGCTCTTCTCCATGCGTGACCTGAAAGCGGCACAAGGCATCCTGAACACGATGGGCGTGTATGAGGATAAACTTGCGCAGCTACAGGACTTAAAGAACCAAAAGGTTGGGGAGGTCACAGACCGCGCATTCATTACCAGCATCGACAACTGGAATGATATGTTCGGCATCGCGTCCAACAAGGTGCAGGTCTTCGCACAGCAGATTGGAACGCGGCTGCTGCCCTATGCAAAGGACTTCATGTTGGACATAACACCGAAACTGGACAGCATGATGGATACGGCGCTGAACGGCATTGATAAAATCATGTCGAAGGCGGAGCAGTTATTCGGATACCTGTCCAGCAACGGCCCGCAGGCAGCGGGGACGCTTGGAGCAATCGCCTCGGTTTGGGCCGGTATGGCTGCTGCGCCGAAAATCGAGCAGGGAATACAGGGCATCGCCGGACTTTTCTCTGTGGGCGGAAGGAAAGCCGTAGGCGGTGGGGCGAAGCTGTTTGGAAAAGTCAAAGGATTTGGCGAATCGATGATAGGCAATATCAAAGATTTTCGCGCGAATCCGGGACTTATCCAGTCACTTCCCGTCTTTGGATGGGCGCAGAATGTAAAAAACATTCCTACAAATGCAAAGGCGGCGATGTTGCAAGAAATCAACAATTCCGGCAGCCTTTTGAAGGTAGCGGGTGCAGGCCTAGGCTCGGTGTTTGGAAGGGGCGGCTTAAATGCCGGAGGCATTGCCAAGGGCGCAGCTTCGCCGTTTCTTGCTATGGGCAAGGTGTTCCTTGGGATGCTCGGTTCTACTGCCCCGGTCATTCTTGCCATCAGCACGATTATTGCGCTAGTAAGCCTGTTGGGCGACAACCTCGATAATATTCGCGGAATCGTCCAGAACACATTTGGCGACAAAGGCGTTGCTATCTTCGACGGATTTGTGGGCGTGGTGCAGAATGCAGCCGGAGCAATCCAGAAAGCATTTTCACCGGAGGGGCTGGCAAGTATCCAAGGTTTTATCACCGAAACCTTCGGGGCCGGCGCGGGGCAGGCGTTCGGCACATTCATCCCGCTAATCACCGCGGTCGTCGGAATTTTCAACCAACTGGTTGATCTTGGTGTAAATTACATCAAGCCGCTACTGGTGGATGTGTTCTCGTTTGCGACGACACAGGGACTCCCGGCGGTCATACCGTTGCTCTCGGCGGTGGTCGGCCTGATTGGAACAACACTGGTCAATGCAATCAAGGTCGTGGTTGGCATCGTCCAGACGCTCCTGCCCATCGCCGAGCCTGTCATCATGGGCATCATCGGGCTTATCAAGGGCATCGTGTCGGTGACGATCAATGTTGTGAATGGCATCATCGGGGCGCTGAACAAAATCCATGTGCAGACCCCGGACTGGATTCCGGGCATCGGCGGAAAGACCTTCGGCTTCAATCTGGCCGAGGTTCCCATGCCTCAATTTGCAAAAGGTGGTTTCACCACGGGACCGTCCATCGCGGGCGAGGCCGGAACGGAAGCAGTCATTTCGTTCCAGAGCGGAGTCCGCCAGCAGAATATCGACATCTGGAAGATGGCCGGTAAGATGCTGGGCGCGACCAATAGCGATGATGCAGGGGATGACCCGCCGCAGATCGTGTTTGCACCGAACATTGCGTTCTCCAGCGACATGGACCCGGCGGAGGCCCGGCGCAAGGTGGAAGAACTGTACCGGCTGTTTGAAGAGTTTATGGAACGCTGGTGGAAAAAGCACCGCAGAGTGGCTTACGGCAAGTGAGGTGATACGTCGTGCCTTATACGACGGTGAGCGGCGATATGTGGGACACTATCGCCAAGAAAGTCTATGGGGATGAGTATTGCGTCGATGTCCTGATGCAGGCAAACCCGGAGCATATCGGAATATTTCAGTTTGGCGCTGGCGTTGTCTTACAGACGCCGGAGCTTAAAACGGAGCAGAGCGGCAGCCTGCCGCCGTGGAAGGTGAGCAGATGAAACCGAGAAGCGCGGGTGTGAAGCTGGTCTATAACGGAACAGACATTACGGCGGACATCGCGGCTGACATCGAAAGCATCTCCTATGAAGGAAATGCGGCGGATGACAGCGACAGCGTGAATGTGACCATCAATGCAATGGCTGACAAGTGGTTGAACGACTGGATGCCGGAGAAAGGTACATCGCTCGACCCAACGATCCTCGTTTACAACTGGCCGGAAGAAGGGCAGGGCGGCGAGATGAACAACGGTGTCATGACAGTCGATGACATCAGCTACAGCGATGCCCCTTGTACTATGACCATGAGCGCCACATCCAAGCCGAATGATACCAGCTTTTCGGAAGAAGACCGGGAATACATCTGGAAGAACACCAGCATCCAGAAAATTGCACAGACCATTGCAGAGCGTTACAGCCTAGAAATGAACTTCGACGGAACGGATGCTGAAATCGCAAAGAGAGAACAACAGGCCACCGACAGCGCATTCCTGAATGAGCTGTGCAAGGACTATGGATTGATCCTGAAAGTGTATTCAAACGAACTGTGGATATATGACCGCGAGGCATTCAAGAAAAAAGCTGTCGCTGCGACGATCACCCGGGCGGACATCGTGCCGGGGTCGTTTAGTTTCAGCGATGGCTTTGATGGCGTATATACCCATGGCATCTGGGAGTATTCCAACCAGAAAAAGAAAATCAGAATTCGGGTGGAAATCGGCACTGGCGGCAGGACAAAGCGCATTTCGAAATACGCTTCCAGCCAAGCGGACGCCGAGCGTCGGCTGCAAGCCGCGCTAGACAACGCAAACCATAGCGCAACCAAGGTGAAGTTCACGCTGGCGCTGGCTCAAATTGAGCTGGGCGAGGCACAGAACATTGGCCTTACCGGCTACGGGAAGTTGTCTGGAAAGTATTTCATCGATAAAGTTTCGCTGACATACAGCAGGAACGGCCTTGAACAGACACTCGAATGCAGCAAAATCCCGGACGAGAAAACGACCACGACGGGAGCAGGGGCGAGTGTCACGCTGAACAATGCGCCGCTCTATTATACCAGTGTGGACAAAAAGCCTGTCCGCAGGATCAGCGGCCACTATTTTCTTTACGATGGAATCAATGTGGCTGGGCGGTACAGAATCACAAACTTACAGTCCCGTTGCGGGAAAACGCCCGTCGGAAAGAACGTGACCGGCTGGGTGGACGCAGCAGATGTCGGAGGTGCGACCTGATGGCAGATACGATACGCTTCGGAAAGGTGTCTAACATCGACTACGAGACCGGCTGCATGGAGATTACATATGAGGACCGGGGCGACAGTGTTACGGATATGATCCCGATGCTGGCGAATGCTGGGTACAAAATGCCGCAGGTCGGAGAAACGGTGGCCGTGGCCCACAACTCCAACGGGGAAGAAGAGGGCATCGTTCTGGGAACGGTCTGGGGCGAGAAAACCAAACCGCCGCAGGGAAAACAGAATTTCTTTCGACAGGACTTCGACGATGAGCCGGGGAAATGCTACTTCCGGTATGACGGAGAAAGTGCCGAGTTCCACAATGAAGGCGATACGCACTCCGAAACAAAGAAAAACAAAACCGAGAAAATCGAAGGCGACGCCGAACTGGAAGTGAAGGGAAAGCTGACCGTGAAAGTCGGGAGCTGCACTGTCACCATCCAAGGTGGAACAGTGGAAATCAAAGGAGGGGCAACGCTCAGTATAAGCGCTCCGACGGTTTCTATTGATGGCAGCACGGTGAATATCACCGGTGGCGGCGGGGATGTGCAAGTCGCCGGAATCAGC